TTCAAGACTAAGGCTGAGTCATTTGGTCTCAAGGTAGAGAAGGTTAAGAACAAAGGCTATGCTCGTACCTCTCTAGATGAGAAGGCTGCTAACATGGTGAAGAAGTATAAGAGTAAATATTGTAAGGATGATAAGAATCCCTTTCATGCATACCGCATTGGCTCAGAGCGAGTGGTTGTAAAGAAGTCCGATAAGCGATTCATTGCTATCGACCGTGCATTGGCTGCTGCAGCCGAGATGCAACATGAGGGTGGTACGTTACGTGAATTGGTAGAGCATCTCTTGGAGTCATATGTGTCTGAGAAGAACGTTTATGAGTCTATGGCCAGTGGCAGTCGTCATGGGGTAGAGGAGCTAGCCTAAGATGGCCTATCTTGAACTAGGCATACTAGTAGCCATATTAAGTTTGTTATTGACCGCACGTTATTAAGCCGATACAATATACCACATGATGAATACAGAAGTAGAATATAAGACGATACCCACGCAGTTCAAGAAGAAGGGCTTTACCTATACACAATTAAAGAGAGAGTGTAAGAGGGCCATCTTCCAACAGACAAGAGAAGGTAGCTCATTGAACAATTACGAGATCGTAAAGATCGGAAGACATAATGGTTACTTGATGGGTGGGGTGATGATTGAGCCTGCAGAGACCTATCCAGGAAGTTCGTTATGGGGCATTACGGCTTGGACATGCACATCGATTGATGAGGCATTGAAGCGGTACGAAGGTTTAGATAGCTAGTACGTTGGGCTTGTAGCTCAATGGTCAGAGCAGAGCACTCATAATGCTTTGGTTGGGGGTTCAAGTCCCTCCGAGCCCAAATAGATATTGTCGAACGATAGATAGCATATACAATAGGAGGTATAGTATGAATGATAGTACACAAGTAGTAACCTTAACAGCAGCAGAGTACTTCTTAAGTAGAAAGAAACATATCGATCGTTATGTAGAAGGTGAACACAAATGGTATGGTGATGTGGATCAAGAGGTTGTCTTTAATTCTAGACCATGGTATCTAGATAGCGTACCTGTTTCTAAAACCGAGGTGGGGTTCTAAAACCCCCACGGGGATATAACCCCCAGTACGGGAATTTATACATACGTGGACAGCGGGGTTGTTTTCTATAGGTGCATGCCGAAAATTTTATATAATTTTTTTTGCTAAATTTTTATATAGCTCTTATTAGGAATTACTTTACGGTAAAGTGCGTTGAATTATGAACTGTATACAACAGCAGATATAATAACAGGATTTGCTGGACTATTATTAAAATTGATTACCCGTATATCAAAATAACTGGTTGCTATACCACCATCGAGCGGTCCAATAAAGAAGCATGTAGGTGAAGTCAGTGTATTTGCTGTAGTATTAATAGTATAGTTAGTATTTGACATTGCCGTAGTGAAATAAACCCTAAAATTACCAGTCGAGGTTCGAACAACTCTATCGACATTATAATCTGATCTAATTGTACATATAAACTCAGTACCTACTGTGGCACCTGTTGTACCGTTGAAATTCACCCACGCTTTAGGTGTATTTGTAGATTTTACATCTCCAGAAGCACTGATGTTGCCTGACACAGTCAATCTCTCTATAGGTGATATAGTGCTAATGCCCATGCCCACGCTATTAATGACAACGCGCGGTTGTCCTGCTGTATCAATCACAAGCTGGCTCAAAGCTGATCCTCCTGTAGATAATTTGACTCTTTCTATTCCAGATGTATACAATCCAATTTCAGGATTTGCTGCACTATCCACCGTAAGCTGTCTGGCTGGAGAGGAAGTACCTATACCAACATTACCGCTCGAATCAATGCGCATGCGTTCTGTATTAGCGGTGGAAATTACAACCTGCCCTGTTTCTCCAGTAGCTTGTCCAGCAGCAACAATTAACAATCCAGATCCTCTGTTTATTAAAGTAGTGTCTGTATTAGCTCCTGTATTCCCTCTAAGAATTCTAAATCCGTAATCTGTATATGTATCATCACCTGTAAGATCAACATATGCAAATCTATTTCCTGTTTGACCGCTTTTACCGACCTCAACAAATGTAAAGGCTCCTCCACCATAAACATCAAGTTTTTGAGACGGGTTATTAGTTCCTATGCCTATATTACCTGCATTTTGTAATATAGCTGATACAGGCACTCCTAATGTATTTGAACCGGTACTATACGGTAATAATGCATTACCAGCGGGTATACCTTTATTAAGCTCTGATATTGTTACATCAGCCATATTGATTATTTATGTTCTGTGCCGTGCCTATTCGCTACGCTCGTTTGTATAACCTTGTTGTTGTTTAAAGCACAACAACACTCACATACTTTGAATCTACCTTGCCGGTAGTCTGCATCACCACACATACATCAAAATATGCATTTGTAGGGGCTGACTCAGTTCCCCCATTAGTGGGTGCAGCAGTATGTAATGCTAAGCTTGTCCAATATGCAGAATACGCAGGAGCTGATGCTCCTGTTACACAATAATTATTATCTGTTTGTGCAGATGTGAATGTAATTCTATATGAGCCTGTGTTGCCCTTATAAACTGATGCAACATTGTATGAGCTTCTGATGGTTTGATTGGTGCCAATGGCGCCAGTTCCATCAAAATTTACCCATGCTTTTGGTGTATTTGTTGCTTTAACATCTCCGACTACATCCAATTTGGCTTGCGGGGTGTTTGTACCTACACCTACATTACCCCCGCTTGTTATAAGCATTCTTACGCTATTACCCGCTACTAATCCTAGAGGTGAATTAATAAGTGTACCTATGTTCATACTGCTTGGACCTGCATAATATGTGTAATTGCTACTGCCCTGCCATACGGCTCCTGCATTAAAAGAGGCATCGTTACCAAAGTATATACTTGTAAATCCATGCCCTGAATATGAATTGCGTAGCACAAGACCTGTGCCGGTGTTAAATTCATTGCTATTACCAAAGACATTAATATACTTGTTACCCATATTTAAAAACATACTCGAGATACAGGATGAATATGTTGTAGATCCATCACTACAAGGTAATAGAAATGAAGGGGTAGGCGTTGTTAGTGTTAACCCTGATATAGTAGTATCAGCCATATGCTATTATTTATGTTCCAAGCCGTGCCTATTCGCTGCGCTCGTAAGTATACTCACTCCCTTTAGAGTCCCTTTAGAGTATACTAGATCTTAATAATGAATTAAAACCTGCATAGAGCTGGGATTGAAGTAGCCTGCTGCAGTTCCATATCCCCTGCTTACCACTTGACAGTAGCTTGTATATTGTGAGCCGATGGAGAATATGGTTAGATTATCATCATTAGCATTATTGTAATTACAAGCACCAGTTGTAACGTAGTATGCATCTGGTGCAGCTGTTGTAAAGTAAACAGTGTATCTGCCTGTAGCAGTTCTTACAACTTTATTGATATTATAATTTTTAAGTATATTACACCTAAATTCACCTCCAACCGTACTGCCATTAATCCCGTCAAAATTTACCCATGCTTTTGGTGTATTGGTAGCCTTAACATCACCATTTACATCTAGCTTAGCTGTAGGTGATGATGTACCTATACCTACATTACCTACTGTATTCATGAATAATCTTGAGACGTTGTTTGTTATTAATTCTAAGTTATCTGTATCTCTTGTTCCAAAAGAACAAGTACCGCTATTATATTCCCATTTTGCAAGTGCTTGTGGATTTCCAGCTCTTCCAAGAGCTATTAAGCTATTAGAAGCATCATAAACATGTAGTTTGCTTTGCGGGCTATTATTTCCTATACCTATATTACCTGCATCTTGTAATATAGCTGATACTGGTACACCTAGTGTATTTGAACCGGTACTATATGGTAATATACTATTACCTGTAGGAGTACCTTTTGTTAATTCATTAATCGTTACATCGGCCATATTAATATACCCTCATTATATATGCCAAAGCATAGTACGGTGGAAGATTGGCTTGACTGGTACCGGTGAATGTATGATTATGACTTTGACTGGTACCGGTGAATGTATGATTATGACTGCCTCCACTTCCAGTTGAACTAGTATCTGTACTACCACCGGTTACGTAGATCCTGTCTCTAAAGCTCCCAGAACCTGCCTGCAAGCCATATCCAGTTGCCTCGGATCCACATGTTTTAATTGCAGTGGTGTGGCTATGTGCTGGTATTTGAGCACTTGTCAGTGTAGTATCACCTACAGTACCGGTAGGTGTAATCGCAGTATTACCTATTGTACCAGCAGGGGTAGTTGTACTTGATCCGCCGGTATTACCCGGGTTATATGCACTGCCTGCACCTAGGATAAATTTATCGAGTAGATTGGGAGTAGTATTACCATTAACTACTTGCCCGTTACAGAGGGCCCAACCAGTTGGTATATCGGCTACTGCCCCTGACCACATTATAATACCGCCAACGGGAACCGGATTATATAATGCTCTACCTGTAGTTGTACCGTTAGATATAGGTACATAGGTATTAGTGGATGGCGATAGACCATTTAATCCAGTTATTGTAGTATCAGCCATATTATTATCCTATTATCCATATATCGACACCGCTGGGGTCATAACTTATAGTATTAGGTTGGTATGAACACCACGCTTTAACTAGCGAAGAGGTTGAGGAGTATGCATCAATATGTACAGCTGTAGTAGCTCCAACGGCATGTACTATGTTTGCTACTACAGAATAGTTTGTATTAGCAAATCCTGTGGTAATGTATATATCATAATTTCCTAATGAAGTTCTATTAACACGTGTTATATTTCCACTCGCAATGATTTGCCTATCTGTATTTGCTGTACTTACATTGCCGTTTACATCGTTTGCTCCTGAAAATCTTACCCATGCTCTTATACCATACATAGGAAGATTGTTGTTGTACATATTACCATTTACATCTAGTCTAGCCTGAGGTGTGGATGTACCTATACCCACATTGCCTGCAGCATCAATGCGCATAGTTTCATTACTTGCATTTTGAAATCTAACTGTTGAAGCAAGAACAGCCAAAGGATATCCTTGTGTAATTGGATAATTGTATGAATCAATGCGATTTTCAGATGCCAAATTTCTAAGCAGCAAGCCAGAGGTGTTAGTATAATTTAAAAAACTATCTCCATTAACAGTGAGCCTTGTGACAGGATTGCTTGTTCCAATACCTATGTTACCTGCGTTATGAAACAAAGCAGATACTGACACGCTGAGAGTATTAGCACCGGTGCTATAGGGTAATATATTATTACCAGCAGGCGTTCCAGGAGTTAATCCATTAATAGTTACATCAGCCATACTAATTATTTATGGCTTAAAGACAAACTCTTTAGATAGTGATAAGTTATTTAGTTAGAACAGATGCTAGCTTCTCTTTAAGGTCTTCGGTGTATTTACCGATAAACTTATCGATAGCTTTATTAGCTTCAGCTAGTCCTCTTGTCTTTGCAATACTAGCTACTTGATCTAACTCTAATCCAACGCGAAGAGTTTCAGCTGCTTTATTGTCCTTACTGATAGTAGTTTCAAGAATTATTTTCACACCTTTATTTAGATAAGGTTAATAATAAAGCAACACCATATTATATCGCATTTGACAATAAATATTAATATATGGCTTGGACTAATGATCCCTCTGGTATCGGGCTTTCTGCAGTACCTGCTAATGGCGGTACAGGGTGGCAGGCTTGGACATCATATGAGGCTAGCGGTACCGGCGGTATATATTCTGCGGGACCAGCTTATTATAATAACGCTCTAGGCATATATCCAAATTTGGCTAGTGACGATACCTCCTGCTTTAGGATGTATGCACCTAATGTTGAGATGTCAGTATCGCGTCAATTAGCTATGCCTTTATCTGAGGGTAATGGTATTGATACCGGTGTATTAACCTTGAAGCTTGGTATAAACTTCCGTCATGGTGAAAAAGGAGCAAGATTTTATACCGGTGGTACCCTTGTTGCAGGGTTTAGAGCTATGACTGATATTAGTACACCAAAATATATGGGGTATGATTATAATGGTGGGTGGGTTGATATTAACTATCCCTATCGATCTGATTCTGTTTTTACTTTAAAAATATGGAAAATAAATGGCCCTGGCATTGGCGATTATAATGTATTTAAAGTTTTTAGAGAAAATTATGAGAATCAAGCACCTCTTTTTAATAAAACAATATTATATAGTGGAACTAATTATTCAGGTATAACTGAGGTTGTTGTGTATTCTGAAAATGTTGATACGGATCCTTTGTATGTAAATGAAAATACTATTTGTTTTAATAGTTTAACTGGACATAGCGCGTACAGGTAACTATATGGCAAAAGAAAAGAAAAGCAAAAAAGTTAATCAGCTCTCGCTAAAAGAATGCGAAGATATAATTGCTAAATTAGGCGGACAATTACAATGTCAATATGTTCAAAAAGTTTTAGAGCGCCAGCAACAACTGCTTGTAAAAAAAACATTTGATAAGAATTAAGAGTCCGCTATACTCTTAATATGGTAAACAAAATTAAATCTACATTTAATAGGCAGAATCCTTCTTATCGTGTGACTAAAAGTTATGCTGCTTATGCTCGTAAAAATTGTGGTACTAGTATTCGTGCTACTCGTTCTGATAAAGGTACCAAGCGTAAGAAATATTAATGCTTAAGAAGCTTTGGCTTATTTGGTCACGTGCGGTAGATCATCGCGTTGGCTTAACCGATGATTGTAAGCCTGATGTACCTACCTTAAAGGTACGAGATGCGAATATTAGCTTATTTATACGTACGCTAATTGTCTTGGTTAATTTTATTACGTGTGGTTTTATTATAGCAAACGCTATACATCACTGGTAATTACCACTCAATAAGAACACAGCCTGCAGCTCCCGCCTGACCATATATATACGCTGAGCTTCCAGTATTAACAGAAGTAGCACCATTACCCCCTGCACCTACAGTTATAGTTGCTGTTGAACCTGGGGTAGTTGTTATCACTGCAGTAGAAACACCACCACTACCGCCTGCGCCAATACTACCACCAAAGCCAGTATTATAGCTACCGCCACCTCCACCGCCAAACAACGGCGTACTAGATGGGCTTCGGTTACCACCCACACCGCTGATAGATAGAGCAAACGGGGCTCTACCACCAAAAACTGGAAAAGTTAAACCACTACCGACGTTATTATAATTTCCATCAGTACCATCTTGCCCATTAATATTATATGTACCACCGGAAGCTGTACCACCTGCACCACCAGCACTACTGCTGTTTGCACTATTACCGCCGCCGCCCGCTGTGAGGGTTGTTGCTCCTAATACAACTGTTGTTTGACTACCTGCCGTCGGTGTGACGTTAGATGCTGCGCCACCTGATCCCCCCCCACCACCAACTGCAGTAATTCTTACTCGAGTAATTAATGGAGGTACTGTCCAAGTAGAGCTACCAGCAGTGGAATAGAGAAGTGTCCCGTTAAGACCTATAGGTACCTCTACACCACCCTTGTATATATTTGTAGCATTAACAGTACCAGCTACATCTAGCTTAGTAGTAGGCGTTAGGGTACCGATACCTATATTACCCGATGCTTTAATATATAAACCTCCCAGCGGAACCCCTCCATTGGAGGATATACTTAAATCTTTATTAATACCAGAATGAACTACAGAGTAATCGGTTGATGTTGTTCCTCCATATATAGCAAGAGAATTACTGTTACTTCCTCTGAGGAGAATGTAAGGAAAATCGTTGTCAGCAACTTCTAGGGGATATCCTGGCGTAGAAGTACCTATTCCTACTCTATTAGTATTTTGAAATATAGCAGATACAGGAACACCTAATGTATTAGATCCAGTACTATACGGAAGAATACTACTACCTGCAGGCGTACTTTGAGTCAATTGAGATATAGTAGTATCAGCCATACTAATTATTTATTCTAAAAAGATTAAATAATAATAGTGAACAAAGATATTCATCTTATATTTGAAGCATATACATCACAAGGGGTTCCTGCTGTTTCTATTAGTACTCAACCTAAGCAGGTTGTTGTAGCGCCGGTGAGACCGCCTGCTGCAGAGAATGAAGAGAAGAAAGAAAAGAAAGAACAGAAGATTGCTTTAGAAGATATTAATACCGAGCGTAAAGCTGTACATGCAGCATATGAAATAGTTGACGCAATTTATAAGACAGTTGATACTTTTCAGAGAGCGACCGATATAATCCAAACTATCGCTTCCGTTCACCGTAATGAGCGAAAGCGACAGCTTGGAATAAAGAAATAAACTAAAAATTACTTTTTAGCAGCCTTGCGGGCATTCTTTTCTTCTTGAACACCTTTGCGTGCTTCACGGGCAAACTTAATTACCTCCTGAAGAGCCTTGCGGGTACGAGTACCTGCGGCATTATTACCGCCAGAAAACTTTTCGTATTCGGCAGTAAAGGTTGCAACGTGTTCTTGAAGTGTTAGGGGATTAATGTTTGACATAGATATTTTTATTATAACTTGAACGAAAAGCAACTGGTTATAAATTAAATATTAATATGAGTGCGGAAAGAAAAAAAGTTACCGCTGATACAATATTAGATCTATACGCTAAGGCAAAGAAGGAAAAGAAGCTTACCAAAAAAGAAGAATTGATGAGAAAAGTAATTTTCCTCTCTCAGCATTTAAACGAATATATTAAAACTGCTGATCAGGTGGTAAAATAGTCGTATTATCTTTTTTTATTAGTGCATTTATAAACTTAATAACTTGCTCTACATCTTCATCAAATCTGTAACTATCACATAATGGACAGAAGGTACTACTATAGAGTATTACAGATTCACAACCTAAGCATACTTTATAACAATCGGCATTGTCTAGCATTATTTGAGCGGCAAGCGTTTTTCGTAGAGAACCCTTCTTCATTTACATAAATATTTAGGTGACTAAAGATCATAAAGCTATAAGTGAAGCATATCGTGCAGGTATTAATCATACTACAAGAAGTACTGACTCTTATGCATATGCACCGAAGGAGTATGATGCTATCCATAATCAAGAAGACGAAGAATCAATTTTAAAAAAGAGAATAGCTTCTGAGCTTAACAATATGACAAAAAGAGCATCTCGCGGCTTAAAGGAAGACTATCTTTATATTCTTACTAGTATGAGTAAGCTTCATAAGGATTTATCCTCTGCTATTAATAATGTTTGAATTTTTAAATTTATAATTTAAAATATCTTAATGTCGGAACGTATAAGCCTGGCGTGGGATCAAATACATAAAGATTGTAAAGATTTAGCTAACCTTATTGGTCCTTGTGATGCTATTGTTGCTATTGGTCGTGGGGGCTTAGTACCCGGTGCTATTATTTCTTATATATTTGATGTACCGGTAGCAAATTTTGCTATTAAATCTTATCACGACTTTACTGCTGGTGAATTAGAATTTGGACAAATACCGGGGTTTAAATTTAATTCAGAATTTAGAGAGAAAAGAGTTGTAATTATTGACGATCTTTCCGATAAAGGTAAAACGCTTTTAGCCGTAAAAGATTATTTTGAATCATGTGAGTTTACTAATTTTAAATTTGCCACACTCTACATAAAGAAATCTACACAGTTTATTCCGAATTTTTATATAAGAGAATTTGACGACAATATTTGGCTTGACTTTCCTTGGGAATCCGTTAAACTAGATTAAATATTAAGACATACATTAGTGCCTAATTAGGCCCGTCGCAAAGCGACTTTTTTTTAATCTATGAAAACAAAAAACACAAGAACAAATAAACTATTATTAATCCTGGTAGGATTAATATTAACTACTAATCCTATAAGTCTAACAGCTTTTCAGCGTATAGAAAGGAACCTAACTGTTAGTGATGTTAAGAAAGAATTGAAATCTTTAACACTAGTAAAAGAACAAGAAATAGCCAAGAAGATAGAAGTCAAGAAAGATGGTATAAAATATAATGGAACGTTTATACCTAAGACAGATAAGAGCGACTACAAAGTTCTTACTGTTAGGTTAACTGTATATTGGGCGCGAGGTAGCGGTACAGATGCCGATAGTCGTAGAATGAGAAGCTCTACCGGTTATACACTCAAGCAAGGCGATTCAATTGCTGTCGATCCGCGTATCATTCCTTATGATAAAGAAGTTATTATCCCCAACGTTGGTCTTGTTAGAGCTGTAGATACAGGCACTGCAGTTAAGGATAAAGTAGCGTCTGGCGGTAAGTTACCAGTTATTGATGTATTCTTTGTTAATAAAAGCGATGCAATTGATTTCGCAGATTCACATCCAAAAATAGTAAAGGTAGCTGTTCTTAATTAAATATATACATGCATCCGGAGGTTAAGCACCAATTATACGGCGGTGAGATATCTGACTATTATAAAAGACCAGATCCAAAGGACATTAAGCAAGAGAATAAAGAGCTTGCCGATATATATGCCTCTATAAGTAGAAAGCATATCTTTAAAGAGGGTGTAGATGTACCGCCACCGCCACCCGCTATAATTCAACAAGCAGAAGATACTAAGTTAACATTTGATGATATCTTCAATTTCGTAAAGGATCATGAAGGTTATAGGCCCCATGTTTATAAGGATTCCCTAGGTATACCAACTATAGGTATAGGGTTTAATTTAACAAGACCTGATGCAAAAAAGATAGCACAGCAAGCAGGCGTAAATTATCAGAATATATTGCTCGGTAAAGAAGATTTATCTGATGAGCAAATTAAAGATATTTTTAAGATAACAATGACTATTGCCTACAAAGATGCCAAACAGTGGATACATAATTTCGATGGGTTGCCAAAAAATATTAAATTAGCTGTTTTAGATCTGTCGTTCAATATGGGATACTCAAGGTTAAGTAAATTTATAAAAACAAAAGACTTTATTTTATCTAAAGATTATTCTAATGCAGCTAAAGAATTACAGAATAGTAAATGGGCAACTCAAGTTGGTAAGCGAGCCAAAAGTGTAATCAGTCTCTTCTTAGCTTCTTCTTAATTTTTTTATTCTTTAGCTTAAACTTTACTGTCTCCATTTTACTAGGAAAAGTATTGCTCATATCGCCGCTTGTCATACCGCAATCCGGTCCAGTGCTTGATACGGCTTGCGATTGCGGGGATATATTAAAATCTTCTAAGATAGATTTAACTAGATTTTCGAATTTCATTTTCTAAAGCTTCAACTTTTTCAGATAACTTCTTAATACATTCGACTAGAAGAGGTGTTATATTATGATAATTTACTCCCTTAATACCCGTGTGACGCTCTTCAACAGCATGAGGCAACACCTTTTCAACATCCTGTGCAATAAGACCATATGAAGATTTGTTCTGTAGATGCTCTGGGGCATCTTGATTAAATATAAAGGAACAACCATTTAGCTGCTTTACTTTTTCTATAGGGCTATCGATTATCTTAACATTATTTTTTATTTTAATATCCGAAGGCGGTTGATATGCAATAATATCATTTCTGCAATATATTGTTCCCTGAACGGTAGCATTACCGGCTAGTGAGAGACTGCTCGAGCCAGTGATTACGCCGGTAACACCAAGATTACCCTGTACATCAGTAGCTTTCTTTAGATAGAGTTTTAGTGGTGTTGAAGATAACATTGCTGTATCGAGGTAAAACTTCGGGGCTGCTAAAGTTTTATCAATCAGTATTCCGTTGTCACCGACATAATTTGCCTCTTGAAATATTGCTTCAAACGGAACAGATGTTAAAACTGATGTGCTTGTTCTTCCTAAGACATGGTTGGGTAATATTACCTGATCTGTAGGGTCACTAGTACTAGATCTATTATTAATCTTAACAGTATAAGGTAACATTTGTGCAAGATACCCGTTTGCTACACCGTTAGATTTTAATTGTAGTGGTGAGGCATATGACGGCTTTGCTAGTGTAATATTATCTACTGTAGTAAAGCCTAATTGCTGTGGACCTACTCCGCCCTGTTTTATCTGAAGTTCTTTTTGGCTATTATACTGAAATTGTGTGCTGTCTAGTAAGGGGGAAGAATCATACTTTACGAAATCTGATGATAAAGGAGGAAAAGAACTAACAGCAGTTAGTGCGTAAATACCTCTCGTGTCTTTATCGTAAATGATATCACCGAGAGCAGCACCTTTTGAATTAAAGAGACCTAAGGCTTCGGTAGTAAATCCGTTTGTCGATGTGCCGAATAATTTATTAGCAAAACCAATATTTTGTATACCTACTGGCCACCCGCCGGCAAATGAATCACCGCCTATAAAAACTCTTTTTGTATCAATACAGAACCCCGGCTCACCAGTACTGAATACTATACCGGTACTATTAGCGGTACGCCTTTGTGCATCTGTTCCTTGTCTAAATTGTATCTTTGTAACTATATCAGCCATAAATTATTCTTAATTATTTATGATTTTATGCTATTAAACAACAATAAATAATTATCGTGAAAAAGATGTACTCTGCAGTATTATCCGGAAAGAGCACTATAAATGTTTTTGATGTACTTAAGGGTATTAAAACATACAGCTTAAATTTAGGGGCTGTGGAAATAGTTAATGGACCTATAGTTACACAAGATAAAATGACTGTAGTCGTCAAAGAGCGATCTGGTCTATCGCGGGGCAAAGTATACAGCCTTCCAAAAGGTATACTTTTATATTCATTTCAAATAAAATAATATGCCAAAAAATAGTAACAATCAAGCAGCAACGTTAAAAAAACTTCAAGAAGAATTAAAAGAGGTTTATAAAGTTGTATATCTAGGTAACGGTAAGCCTGCTATAATTACACAATTATCTGAACTTACGGGTAAGATGAAGTCAAACCATGAACAAATTGAGACAAAGCTTGTTAATGTTTATGAAAAAATGAATAACATAGAAACCGAAATTGAATTGAAATTTAAAAATATTACCGATGTAGTGACTGAGAGATTTAATAATATTGCTGCGCAGATATCTGGTGAGTTTGGACGCAAAAATGCAGAGTCAACACATTCATGGAATTTTAAAACCGCTATCACAACAACCCTTCTAGCATCTTGTACATCAGTTTTTGTTATTTTATTGGCCGAATTTTTAAAAAGATTTCATGGTTGATAACGGAGAGAACGTTCCTATAATACGTACATGAGCATGTTAGATATCGAACTGGTAAATGAACCGCTAGATATTGATTCTTTTACCTACCTCAACGATGAGGATTACCCTGCATGCGTATTAGGGTTTCAATTAAAAAATTTATATGATCAAAAGAGACTTATTATTAATAAAAAATATAACCCAAGAGATATTATACATCTAGTCCCCAATGATGCTGTAATGCCGAAGTTTTTTAGAGGCATTGATCTTACCATTAAAAAAGAATTTTTACCTTTAATTAGTCACCTAGAAGTAATTGGCACGCAAAACACAACACCAGTTAGTGTAGAGAATTATAAAAGTATTTTAAAGAATTATAATTTAAAGTGTGAGAATTGTTTTGCTTATCTTAATAAAGGAATATATCCGATCGATAGTGAATGTTTAAGTATAATTTCTTCAACGAATTTAACTCAAGATGAACTTTACTCTGATGTTCTCGAGCATAACGATTTTCTTTTTCAGACGTTTGGTTACTTTGTTATTTATATTTTAAGTAATAAAAATACCTATAAAACGCCAACAAAAAATTATTTACACGCAGTAGTAAAAAAGTATAATTCTGTATAAGAATACCATAAATACTTTTTTGTTTCACTACATATGAGCACTCAAATATTCGTAAAAAAACGCAACGGTCAGGTAGAAAAATTTAATATTGAAAAGATTAATAAGGTAATCTCGTGGGCGGTTGAAGGGATAAGCGGTGTAAGCTTATCGGAAGTAGAAATTAATTCAAAACTTAATATAACGGAAAACATTTCTACACAAGATATACACCAAGTTTTAATTGAATCAGCAGCAAATTTAATATCACTTGAAAAACCAAACTATCAATATGTTGCAGGTAGATTATTAAATTATCAATTACGTAAAGATGTTTGGGGTGGTAAGCATCCTCCACGATTGCTTGATGTAATTAATTCTGGACTTAGAAAGGAAATTTATGATCCTGCTATAATTGAAAAATATTCTGAGGATGAAATAAACAAAATTGGTGAATATATTGATCATGATAGAGACTTTTTATTTACTTACGCTGGTATAAAACAACTTTGTGACAAATATCTAATTAAAAATAGAGTTACAGATAAAATTTTTGAAACACCTCAATTTGCTTATATTCTCATAGCTATGTATGCGTTTATAAATTATCCAGCAGAAGCTCGGTTAGAATATGTAAGAAGGTTTTATAACGCTATTTCAAGGCATAAGATTAATCTACCTACACCTATTATGGCAGGTGTGAGATCGAGATCGAAAAGCTATGCAAGTTGTTGCTTGATAGGTGTCGATGACACAAAGGAGTCAATTACAGCATCCGGTACAGCTATATCAATTGCTACTGCGAGTAGATGTGGCATTGGTATTGATGTCTCTAAAATAAGAGCTATTGGTTCATCTGTTAATAACGGTGAAGTAGTTCATACTGGTCTGATTCCGTTTTTAAAGATTTATGAAGCTTCAGTTAAAGCATGGCAGCAGAATGGCTTAAGAGGTGGTTCAGCTACAGTTAATGTTCAGTGGTGGCATTATGAAATTGATGATATTGTTGTACTTAAAAATAATGCAGGTACTGATGATAATAGAGTTCGTAAGCTTGATTACACAGTGGGTATGTCAAAGCTTTTTTATGACAGAGTAATAAAAAACGAAAATATAACTCTATTTAGCCCCGCTGAAGTACCACATCTATATGAAGCATGGGGCACATCACGATTTAATAAAGTGTATGAAGAGTGTGAATCAGATAAAAAAATTAAACTTAAAAAGAAAATATCAGCTCGTAAGCTATTTTCTCTAATTATTAAGGAGCGTGTTGAGACCGGTCGCATCTATATTTTAAACGTAGATACAGCAAATGAACACACTCCTTGGTTGGATAAGGTAACAATGAGTAATCTTTGTACTGAAGTACTACACCCCACCATACCTCTTAAAGACTATCATGATTCAGATGGTGAGATAGGCATGTGTATCTTGTCTGCAATTAATATGCTTGAGATTAAAGATTGGAAAGACCTTGAGAAAACATGTGATCTTGCGGTAAGATTTTTAGAGGAAATAATTGATATACAATATTACTTCAATAAAGCAGCAGAAAATTTTGCTAAAAAAAGAAGAAGCTTAGGTATAGGGATCACCAATCTTGCTGCGTTCTTAGCTAAGAATGAAGTATCATATAACTCCAAACAGGCACTAGTTTTAATTGATGAATGGATGGAACATTTTCAATATTATCTTCTTTCTTCGAGTAATAAGCTAGCTAAAGAGAAGGGTAAGTGTGAAAAATATGAACGAACAAAATTTGCCAAAGGTATCCTTTCAATTGATACCTATAAGAAAAATGTTGATGAAATTTTAAAAAGAAAATTATCGCTTGACTGGAAGAGCTTGCGCGAGCAAATAAAAGAATTTGGTCTCAGACATTCAACACTTTCCTGCTGTATGCCTTGCGAGTCAAGCTCTGTAATACAATGCTCTACCAATGGTGTAGAGCCAGTACGGTCATTAATAACATACAAGATGTCTAAGATGGGTAAATTACCAGTACTTGTTCCGGGTATTGGAAAGTATGATTCGAATTATGAATTAGCTTATAATTTTAAAGACAATACGGGTATTATTAATATAAATGCTGTTATACAAAAATATATTGATATGGCTATTTCGACTAACATTTACTACAACTACAGTCAGTATGAAAATAATGTTCTACCTGATGCAAAAGTAATGAAAGAACTAATGTATGCTTACAGTATGGGTCTTATAAGTTTATATTATAATAACACGGATGATGGCGATAAAGAGCAGTCGACAAATAAAGAAGCTGATTGCTCTAGCGGCGCATGCAAGCTGTAGGTTAGCCATGTATCATATGTCTCATTTAATACAGCACCTAGATACTGTACCTAATGCAATTAGTGATGATGAAGCATTATTTCTTTATGCTTTATGTAGAGCTATGAGATTAAAAAATATAGTCGAATTAGGTACTAGTACCGGATATTCAGCAAATAATTTTTTGCAATCCGTATCTTCGTTTGACGGAAAAGTAGTAAGCATAGATAAAAATGAATATAAGAATGCTTATAGGGGATTTATTTTTATTCATAAAGATATTAAGAATATTGTTCCAGATGATATCCCGATGGATAATATAGATTTAATATTTTTTGATACACATGATAGTGATGGTCAGATTATTTTTTTTGAAACAATGCTAAGTTCTCAGAAAATAACCGATAAAACTATTATTGCGATACATGATACAGGCGCGTGGAGCTTATTAAGATATGGATTTAAATCAGATGATGCACCTGAAAGACGTCTTAATAATTATCTAGTAAGTAAGGGCTGGTGTCCGCTGCATATTCATAAAAGAAATAATAACAAGATAGCATTTTGCTATGGCTTAACTATAATGAGTAAAAATAATTTTTACTATAAATAATACAACCTTATGAAGTCTGTACTTAATTTAAAAAATATTGACTACACCAAGCAGCCAATATTTCTTGGTGAAGATTTAAATCTTCAGAGATATGATAGGTTTAAGTACCCTATCTTTTTTGAGTTATTTAAAAAGCAAGAAGAATTCTTCTGGTGGCCTCATGAAATCTCTTTGCAAAAAGATAGGAGTGACTATAAGGAGTTGACAGCAGAAGAACGGTTTGTATTCGATCAAAATCTAAGATTTCAAACATTAGGAGATAGCATGCTCTCTAGGTCTATACATTCATTAAAAGAGTACGTAACTAATCCTGAACTAGAAATATGTATGAATACATGGGCACGGTTTGAGGGTATTCATAGCTATAGCTATTCATATCTGCTTAATAATGTTCATCCAGATGCTACCAAATTTTTTGACAGCATTATGGAGGATAAGGAAATTGTAAGCAGAGCTGAGTTAATCCGAAATAATTATGATAAAATTCTTGGATCAGATGAAAAGAAAGATAAGAGGGAGAAAATTTATGATTGTGTACTTTCGACCAACGTAATGGAAGGGCTTGTTTTTTATGTATCGTTTGCTTGTAGCTTTTATTTCGGTTACCGCGGCAAGATGGAAGGTAATTCTAAGATTATTAAGTTTATTCAGCGCGATGAAGCTCTACATTTTGGCATTACACAGAATTTGTTGAAAATATTTCGTGATGAAGATAAGGAAGGATTTACTGGAATTGCAAAAAAGAGTGAGGATAAGGTATATGCGTTTTATGAGCAAGCTGTAAAAAATGAAATAGATTGGGCACATTATTTGTTTAGTAAAGGTGCTTTGCTTGGCTTGAACCCCGACGTACTTGGCGGTTACACAAAGTGGTTGTGTGATAATAGGTTGCGTTCTCTAGGATATAAAAAGCTGTTTAATCAAAAAGAAAATCCTATTGCAGGGTGGCTTGATAGCTATCTGGATAGTAGTAAGGTTCAGGTAGCACCGCAAGAAACAGAGATCTCTGCTTATAAGATCGGTGCCCGTGATACGAATATAACAGAAGATACGTTTGATGATATTAAGCTATGATTTATTCTCATACGCTTCAGAGCCTTACTGAAGAAGAAGTTTCTATTCTTTATCTTATTTGTCAAAGATTTTTACCGTTTGAACCTAATCACATGACACTAAAAACACTGCGCATTCCGGTTGTATTAAAGATTATTGATGTACTTAAGTCTCAAGCCCTGGAAGAAAAACAAACAATATTTGATAGTCTTAAAGAAAAATTATCCGCTCAATAATAAATAAATTTTGAAGGAGAAGTTGTATTTTTATACATCAGGGGTGGGTTGGTGGGAACCTTTTGAGGTTACTGATGTAGTGTATTTTACTGCTCATAGGACTAAATATTGATATGGCGGCCTTATCGTCATTTGGTGTATTGCTACAAAATTCAGCTTTGTATAAAGAATTTCAAGCTGAAAGAGATGAAATACATAAGCATAAATGGTGCATGTCGGAACGCGAACATAAAGATGTTGGGTTTGAGCGCGCTTTAATCGATTGGGTATCTAATCACAGAAATAACTGGAAAAAGAGTAGAAGATAATTACTTTGGACCTGCAGAGGACGGCTCAGCATTAATTGCTGCATATTGACCGGAAATAACTTCTCGTGCCTCTGCATTCGTTTTTGTTAATGTAGATGCAACGCCCTTAAACTTATGACTATGTGCGGGGCTAAAGATACTATCAGGATCTGCTCCTGTACCATAAATTTCTAATGGCAGGGAGTCTGCAGCTGCATTACTAAAATTATCTACACCTGCAGCTATATCTGTGGCTCCTATACCAGATCCGTATATAGGTATTAAACTAAACCCAGGTTGTATAGAGCAAGGCGTTTGCTCTCCATCTATAGTATAATATATCTTAGTAACATCAGATGCTTTTAGGTAGCCTATTATTTTAGTAGTAGATGTATATCCCCGACCAATTGCCATTCCTTCTACTGGAGTACTGTATACAATTTGTTGTTCAGTGTTCTGTACATCTGTAGGTATTGTAATATGATTAGCTGTTAGCTCGCCTTCTACATGCATACCGCCTGCTACAATTACATTATTAGTAACACCTAAAGAGCCCTCTACAACTACTTGCTTACCTTCTCTTTGTCTAATACTAACGACATCTCCTACCAGTGAAAGGCGTTTTCCGCCGTCTATATTTGTTTCTAATTCACTAGATATATTAACCTGCTCGCCTGCTACGTTAGTAATTGAGCCGCTTATATTAACAGGCCCGTATGATTTTAAGCTAACTCCACCTGCTCCTACCATTATATTGTATCTATTACAAACATTAAGAGTATAGTTACCGCCTGGTAAATCATCAACATGAACTAGCTCAACTAGAGGGGTAGGTGTTCTATTATAGAATGATCCGTGTTTACCAACCTGAACTTCTGATACATACATTTTTCCAAGCATATCAACTCTTATAGAGCCAAAATCATTCATTACAGTACCGATAGTTTCTATTTTATGCTTAGTTATTTCAATAATTTCACTGCCACCTATACCGAGTCTTTTTTCTATAGCAGCTAAATCTTTAATTTTACTTTTAATTAGATCTGGTAGCTTTTGTTTCTCAGTATCCGCGGGCCATGAGCCACCTTGAGAGCTAGGATTAATTCCTCTTTTCTGTGGATTACTTCTGTTAGTATCATTTGGATTACACGCAGGGCATGGTATACCAAAAATATACCCCGGTCCAGTGGATGCGGAAGAACCGTCGACGGTTCCGCCAAGACTATCTACAGGAGTAATAGCTTGAGGAGTGCCTAAATTTCCTAAAAATCCCATACTCGGCTGTATTCCGTTTGGCGAAAATGTATTACCGAAAGGAAAATCACCTTTAACGTTTGTTGTACCGCCTATTATACCTAAATCAAAATCTGGATTAAATGAATTGTTAACCGCAAAATATGTTGTGGCGCTAGAATTACAAACAGGGCACGGGTTGTTTAAAGAGCCAGAAACTTTTCTCTGCTTAGATGATGTAAGCTTTAGCCCGCCTATAGATGTTGCGCTATCCGCTCTTTGAATATCAAACAACTGCTTTACGTCTGCTATCTCTGAAACTATTGTCTTCCAGAGCAAACTAGACTCACGATCTAGGTTACCAACTTTTCTATATATATCTCCCTTGGTTACCTGATCATAATCAAGCTCAGTAAATTCATTTCTGGTACCCCGTATAGTTAAAAATTGATCATTTAAAACTAATTTTTGATCGTTGTTTGTAGCTAGCTCAATATTTGCAAAATTATTAAACTCTTTAAATGATCCTGAGTAATGCGTTAACTTTAAAACCTCTCTATTATCGGTATTGATAAAAGCTAATGTTCCGCCTTTTTGATTTATGACATATTTATTTCTATAAGTTTCTGTATTAATATCGTAATTTTCATTATCTATATTTGATATATTTTCATAGCTACCTGGGTAATCTAAGCTTGTACCTGCAGCAGATAATTCAGGTGAAGTGCTATCAAATATACCTTGCCAGTCATTTGAACCGAATGAACCACCAAAAACAACTGGTTTAAGAGGATCGCCGTTATTAAAAAACACCCATACGTGAGCTCCAACATTTAATACAGGAAAACTACCGCGCGCACAATTACTATAACATTCTGGTGTATAATTATAACTATATTTGTTTGCGTTATTAACATTCGTCTCACTAGGAGTATTAAATGCATCTTTTAACTTATAATAGCTAATATCAAAAACATTTCCTGGTTTTTCACCTATATTATCTTGATTTTGAGAAAACTGCGTAAGCTTGGCTGGGTCGATTTCAGAATTCGTAGGACTATTAAAAGTACTATTCAAGTTACTACTATCGCTTATTGTACCGGTATTTTTATAGGCATTATATCTACCGCTACTTGTCTCACCTGCTAGTGGTACCGATAATTCTGCCCAAGGTAATATTTTCTTTAAATCATCTATAATACTTGATAGATCGCTGTTAACATTTTTACCTAAAAATTTAAATTTTTTATCCGCATTATTTTCAGTCCAGTTCTTGTATACAGAAGGTGAAATATGAGGAACAAAGACCTTTACTCTACCTCTCTTGAGCGGGTCATTGTTCTGCACAACTATGCCCAAATAATTACCATGAAATGTTGGATAATTCATTTGATCTATGTAATATTTACAGTTATAATACATTTATGCTAATGAAAGTTTCACACGAATCGCCTATATCTATACTCCAAGAGTCACAAAAATATAATGATTTTGACTATGCATTAGTTCATCTTTTTGAAGAATTTCCAGAATATTATAACTTTTTTAAATCTGCGCGCTCTGTTTATAATAGAGAAGTTCTTCTAGATAATTCAATATTTGAATTAGGCAAAGCTTTTAATCCTGAGAAGTTTTATAAGGCTGCACTAGATATTCAGCCAAATATGTTTATTGTACCTGACGTACTAGAGGATGCTGACGGTACTGTTAGCAGCTTTGTTGCATTTGAAACGAAAACTGATGATATTAAGAAATCCTTTTATACGAAATCTATCGGTGCTGTTCAAGGTAAGACATGGAAAGATTTAGCTGATTGTTACAAGTTTATGTCTGATAGTGCTGATATGATAGCAATAAGTTTTGATTTTAGCTACTACCAGACAACTGGATATGGTGCTAATGATCTTGAAAGGTTCTGTTCTGGTCGTCAGCGCTTTATTGCTGATTTAATTAATAGTAATATTTGGAACTGGAATAAACCTCATCATTTATTAGGCTGCTCTTTGGCTAAAGAATTCCGATATTATGTTGATAGGAATATCTACAATATTGTTTCTTGTGATACAAGTAACCCTGTCGTTGCCGCTATCTTTAATTTAAAGTATGATGCGGATTACGGTCTAACAAATAAGCCGACAACAAAATTAGCCGATCTCATTACACATAAAATTACTGATGATCAGCTTGAACTAGTAAAGTATAATACTACAATGTTTAAGAAGATTATTCGTAGATGAGACCTTGGATAACATTTTTCTCGCAAACCGGCACCGAGATACATGATATATCAAATACGCTAGGTGTATATCCGGATGCAATTGTAACTAATAAGTCAGATTTAAAAAACGTTAATAAGGGATTATTGAGTGTAACACAGTTTAGAGAGCATAAGCTTAATAAAACTATTTTAATATCTTTGCCTAGCAAACCGGTTGCAAGCAATTATTTAAAAATCTTAAAGTGTTTTAATAACCCGGTGATCACTCTTCATGGGTACTTGAGAATAATTCCTAAAGAGATTTGTGAACAGTATGAAATATATAACTTACATCCAGGGCTGATTGATAAGTTCCCATCGCTTAAAGGGTTTAATCCGCAGGAAAGAGCTTTTGTGCAAGGCTACAAATTAGCCGGTTGTGTTATACACAAGGTTACCCCAGGTGTAGATGAGGGAGAAATATTAATGAGTCAGGGCGTAGGTATTGAGGGTATGGATTTAAATGGTGTATACGGTGCTCTGAGAGACACTGCACTTGATCTCTGGAAAAGTTTTTTCACAGCTTATAAGGTTTTAGAAAAATAATATGGATATATCTCTTCATTACGAAAATGTTTTTCTAAAACCCAACTTTAGTTCTGTTAAGACTCGTAGCGAAATTGAAACAGATGTTAATTTTTTAGGCAAAGTATTTAAATTGCCAGTTATACCAGCTAATATGAGATGTTGTGTTGATTTTGATATTTGTCAATTATTGGATTCAAAACACTACTTTTATATTATGCATAGATTTGATCATGATATTTTTGCTTTTGTGAGAGATGCAAATGAAGCTCTTTTTAATAATGTTTCAATTAGCGTAGGAATACAATTTAAAGATAAAGCATTAATTAATAATTTAGCTAACCATAAACTTAGAGTAGATTTCGTCACTATAGATGTTGCACACGGTCACCACTCCAAGGTCGCTAATCAAATTAAAGTAATTAAGGATAATTTGCCTAAGGCAATAGTTATAGCTGGTAATGTAGCTACTTTTGAAGGCGTAGAGTGTTTGCATGATGCAGGGGCTGATGCAGTAAAAGTTGGCATTGGCGGTGGATATGCATGTACAACAAAAGATAAGACCGGATTTACCTATCCGATGTTTAGCTGTATTATGGAGTGTGCGAAAGATAGAAATATTCCTATTATTGCGGACGGCGGTGTACGTAGTAATGGTGATATTGCTAAGGCGCTAGTTGCAGGTGCTAATATGGTAATGTGCGGTTCTATATTTGCTGCATGTTCAGATAGTCCAGCGCCCCTTGTTAAGGATGCAAATGGTAGAAGATATAAACAATATTTTGGATCTGCTAGCGTTCATAATAAAATTGAAAAGAAAAATATCGAAGGTACAATGAAGCTTATGGATACAGATACGTTTACATATCTAGAAAAACTCGATGAAATAAAACAAGATTTGCAGAGTGCAATTAGCTATGCAGGTGGTTGCAATCTAGGTTCATTAAATTTAAATAAAGTGAATTACGGTGTGAGATTGTGAATAAAGAAGATGCCATTAAATACGTAGAGAAAAATTTTCCTGAAACATGCAAAGAGTTTCAAAAAATACAAATAGAGCTTTACGAAACGTTTTGCAAAAAACAATTTGATTACGGTCCTGGAAATATTTCTCTTGGTTCAGATTTAGTAAAACAAGAGGATAGGTTTGCTGCAATATCTGCTATTGTTGTTCGTCTTAATGATAAAATTCAGCGGTTAATTAATTTAGTTTTAAAAAAGAAAGCAATGAGCTCAGCAAATGAGCCAGTTATGGATGCATTTAGAGATTCTGCAGTGTATGGCATTATTGCAGAAATAGTATATAATGGTAAGTGGGGTAAATAAAGATGTCTTTAATGCATTGGTATAGACAAATAACTGATAATAAAGCAGAATTAGTAAAGCAGCTAAAAAAAATAGAAGAAGAAAATCGTATTCTTCGCGAAGAAGTAAGAACATTAAAAGAGCTTTTATATGGCATTGAGTTAGAATATACTGCTAAGATACTTAAAAAATGATATTTACTTTTACAGGTCCTCAGTGTTCGGGTAAGACTACTCTTTTAAAGAAGTGTAAAGAATATTATGACTCTAAGCTATGCTATATTGATGAAGTAACTAGGCTAATTAAACGTTGGCATAATTGTGATATAAACGAAGAAGGTGCTAATGATGTAACGCAGACGTTAATTCTGAATAAAGAATTTGAGAATTTGTTTTATAATTATAAAGGATTTAATTTTCAAGGCATATTACATGATCGCTGCTTAATGGATGGGATGGTTTATACAAGCTATTTTGCTAGAGACAGACTAAATGATTTTCCTGTGTCTAATAGCTTAGGTCTCTTATATTATACAAATTATATTAAAAGATATGATCATATTTTTTATCCGAGTCCTCATGATGTACCGTTGGTAGACGATGGTGAGAGAAGTACAAATAAAGAATTTAGAGATGCAATTATTGATTTGTATGAGAACTTTTGGTTAAAAGATGAACGGTTAAAAGGTAAGGTAACTATTTTAAAAGGAACAGTTGAAGAACGAATGGAAGCAATTAAAATAAAACTTAATGAATACGGAATTAGATAATAGTAATATATCAAAGCATCTCGGTAAAATAACCGGGTATAAATGTACATATGATCCATCACTCTTAGTTCGCGAGCCAAGACAGAATAATAGAAAGCATTTAGACATTTCTGATAATAATCCTCCGTTCTGTGGATATGATATATGGAATGCATATGAAGTATCTTGTCTAACTAATGAGGGAATGCCGATTGCTGCTATTGCTAAGGTT